CTATTAATGGTCTTGCAACATCAAGCTCCATCATTCTCTTGTCTATGTAATCAACATAAGTATTAGCACAATCAATCATCTCTTGGTCAACTGTAATATCAAAATCTTCTACATGATGTGTTGTGTCTAAATAGTATTCTTCTAAGGTAAGATTATTTAATCTACCTTTAAGTAGTGTTTCTACCATTTCGTGAATCAATGTACCTGTCGCTGCTGGTATGCCTACTTTGTATTCTACTTGCATGCTAGACAATAGCTGTGGCATGCCAGGGCAAGCCATCCATATCTTTGCTGCTGAAGGTGAGAGTTTAGCGTGTGCCATCTACAGATATATAAGAGTCGTTTTCCATCTTTTGCACATCTTTAAGATCATAAAGTATCTTTCCACCAATCTTGAAATAGCTAGGACCTTGTCCTCTATATCGTCTATTATCTATTGTTTTCTTGCTAACTCCCCAGCGCTTTGCTAATTCGTCAACTTCTATGGTGTTTGATATGTCAAAATTCTTTTCTAATATATCCATAAATTTCCCTTTTATTAATATTTTTGTTTATACTAACACAATATTACTAATTATGGTAATATAAATAAATAAAATTTGGGAGAAATTTATGATGAATAAAACAGTATACGCACATACTAACTTAGGAACTGAAGAGGAATGGGATCAAGCAATAGATAGGCTTGCAACCAATAACCAAGTAGCTGGAACGCATTACAAGCAATCCAAGATACAGCCTATAGATTATATATATGCCAACAACCTGTCTTATAACTTAGGTAGTTGTTTAAAATATATAACCAGAAGTAAAGGAGAGAACAAAGATAGAGTGACTGACTTATTAAAAGCTAAACACTTTATAGATCTTGAATTACAGATGGTTTATGGAACAGATGCCAAAGGTAATAAAATAGGAGATTATTCAATAGAAGTTTCTCTATAACCATGAGGTAGCTATGAATTTATATGAGTTTGATGATCGTATCTTAAACGAAAGGAACGGAAGAAAACCTGTATATATAAACAAACATCTTGCTAAAAAGTTTAAGGATTTTTGTGAGAGCGAACAGAAAGAACCACATAGAGTGGTTGAGTATCTAATATCTTTGGGTATGAACTCTGTAAAGCATTACGAAGAACCTAAAGTGTCTGTTGACATCGAAGCTCTTTAAATAGGTTTTCTACATTTTTTAGCGAGTCAGTCGCTTGCATCTCTTCGTCTCTAATAGTTTTCTGTTTGCTGCCGTCTGGTAAAACAAACATAACCTTTTGTGGTTCAAGTGCAACCAAAGCATAAACATCTATTGCATTTTTTTCATAATGTCTTTTCTTGGTAAACGAACCACGCCTAAAATCATACTCCCATGATACTCTATGGTTTCTTATCCTAGATTGTGTTTTAACCTGGCATTTATAAAGCTTATGGTCAACATCAAATATGATGTCTGCTTCTGCGCTATGTGGAACTATAACCACAGTATCTGCGTGTAAAGAAAGTAGCGAGGCTACTAAGTATTCTCCAGATCGGCCAACTCTTTCTGATTGGCGCGGCATGAGTTAATCGTCAAATAAAGTTTGATTTAATGGTTCTATTGATGATGGTGCTGTGCTTCTAATTAAAGATGATCTTAAAATGTTAGATTTTTCAGCTTCAGATATTTCAGTTTTTTGTAATTGTTTTATTAATTTTAAAATATCTTGTTGTTTTTTTGGGTCTTGCGATAACATAATGTCCTGAAACGCTTTTTGATTTTTTGTTCCTGTATCAAAAAGAATATCTCTGGTTTGTCCTGCTATTTTTGCTTGAGATCTTATGCCAGCAGATCCAGTTGGCTCTGAACCTGCAACAAAAAGATCTGATAAAAATTGCAAAAATCCGCCTCTATCATCTCCCAATTGTCGACCTGTGCCTCTTAAAACATCTTTACCAGTTTTTGCAATTTGGTCCTCTCTTCCTAGTCTGTTAATAAAACTTTCAAATCCATCAGTTCCAGAAAATAAAATTTGTATTTTATCTCTAAGTGCTGGGTTGTTTGTTAGTTTTTCAGCAAGGTTTGAGCTATCTGTCATTGCATTTATGCCGTCTAGAATATTATTAAATACACCCATTTTGAAAGCATCTTTTTCAACTGTAGTTTTTAAATTATCGTACTCTTGACTAAAAACATTACCAGTTTTTGTTTTTGATAAAACTTTTGCTTTTTGACCCAACTCGTAAGCATCTTTTAATGCAAAATTATCAGCGGCCTGTGATAAAGCATCTGCATATTCATCGCCGTTAACAGAATTTTTTAATAAATCTCTAAACTGATTTGCAATATTTTTTCTATTGCTAGCCTCTCTTGATGTTATTTTGCTTCTGTCTGTTGCTCTTTTTAATGCATAAGTAGTTCCATCTGCTGATCTTTTTATTTGATCTAAAAATGCTAATGGTAGGTTCTTAGTTACACCAACTATTTGTCCATTTTCGTTTTTTATTAAAAGATTTTTTAATGGAGGTATTCCAATTTCATCTGCTGTGCTAATACCTATACCAGGATTTCTATTAATTGTTTCTAATAAATAATTCTTTCTCGCTTTTTCGTATGCTTCTTTTATTACAGGAACTTCTAAATATTTATAAATATTTAGATTGTCAACCGCTCTGTTATTTTGGTATGCCACATCATACAAAGGACCTACCTTTTTTTGTATGGTTTCTGATAAACTGTCTACCCCACCCTCAAGATTTATTCCTTTTGTTTTAATAACTTTATTTGCTGAATTTTTTAAAGAACTGATAATTCTTGTTGATTGTATGTTTGACACCCTGTCTTGTAATAAGTCTTTTCCTTTTGCCTCAACACTTCCAGTTCCTCTTTCAACCAAAGTTTCTTTAATTTTTCCTCCAGGAATTTCTAAGTTCATTGCGCTAAGTTTTTTCCTAACAGCATCTCCACCATAGTCAGCAAGTATTTCAACAGGGGTAACACCCTCAAGTTTATCAGCTGAAATATTATTAGATATTTTTGATATTATTTGGTCAATATCTATTTCATCTTGTAAAAAATCAGTGCTAATGTTTTTGATTTGTTCTATTTCGTTTTTTGTAAAATTTACTTTCGTAGAATCTGGAGTAAATATTTTTTTATAAGTTTGTACTATAGGTTGTGAAAGCTTGTTAAGAACATAGCCAGATGCTTTTAAGCTTGGTGGAATTGATGCACCTAATAATCCTCCGAATACAGCTCCTCCTGATGCTTGTCCTGATAATGTTAATGGGTCTGATTCTTGACTATAACCTACAGCACCAACAGCACCTTGTGCCGCGCCCATTTTTGCACCCTCAACCATTTTTTTTGTTAGAGAAGCTCCTGGTTTAGTCATGCCGCCAGCAAGCAATCTACTACTATCTAAAATTTGTTTTGCTCTAGCTGCTGTAGTACCTGTTGTTGCAGCAGTGCCTCCTGGTCCTCCCAGCAAAGTAGATGCAGCAATTGGCAAAACGCTACCAGTAATGTTAGCTGCTATTGCTGACTTTGGGTACAATCTAGCATATTCTTCTAATTCTTTTCTTTCTTTTTCTTTTACCCTTGTGTATGTTTCGCCCAATTCTTGCTCTGTAAAAATTGTTTTTGGCAAATTAAAAGCTTCTGCTAGAGCAGATTTTATCTCATCAGAAGTTCCTATGGTCAAACCCTGCAAAGACTCTGCAAGAAAACCCTGTGCTTGTTCTAAAGCGGACATAGAGCCAAGTTGAGGGGAAATTTTTTGTTTACCAGCAGCAGCTTTTCTTAGTTCTTTTTGTTGTTCTTCAGGGCTTAACTCATCAAAATTATCTGGTACTTCTAAATCTCCATACTGTGCTGTTTTTTTAATCATTAGTCTAATACATCAATTGTTTCAAAATCTTCTGCTGTATATGTTTTTCCTAAATCCAAGCCTTCTGTATTTAATTGTAATCCAGAAAAAAGAAGTTCAGGACTTAACCCTATTTGGTTATAAAAAATATCTGTACCGCCTCTGTAGTCATTGTAGTCTTTTATTAACCTGTCTACTGTTTGTCTTGCTAAATTTAAAATTTCTGCTTTAGTCTCTCCAGTAAAACCCTTTCCTTCAGCTTTATTAACAGCATTTTTAAAATTAGCTGCAAGACCTTGAAAATCTCCAAAAGTTCTTACCTCTCCCTCTTTTACAACAGAGTCGTCTAGTTGTTTTATAAACTTAACCATTAAAGCATAAGAAGCTGCACCACCTTCTGATTCAGCAGCATCCATTATTTGTTTAAAATTATCTACGCCAGATTTTACTGCGTTAAAAGTTTTTTGTTCATCTTTTCTTGATGATATTAATTGTTTTGTTAAATCTGTTGCAGTTGTTGGTTTTCCAAGTTCTAAAAATTTTATTCCTTGATCTGCAAATCCTTTTAATAAATATGATTTTCCAAGTGCTGTAAAATATTCTTTATTTGAACCATAATCTTTTGCAGATATGTTTTTTGGCACATCTTTAAAAGCTTGCATTTGTGCTTTTTGCTCAGCCTGTGCCTCTTGCTGTTCAGCCAACTGCATCCTTCTAGGATCACCAGATAATATGGCAGTTGCTCTACCTAAACTTCTTTGTAAAGACTGCATACCTTCTTGTCTGCGTCTTTCAGCCTCTTCTGGTGATACTTGTTGCATTGGGTCATAGCCACCCATTTCTGTTAGTCCTCTTTGATAACCTTGACCTATTTTTTTAAAAAAATCTCCTATTGCCATTTTAAATATTTATACCCCCCATACCTAAAAGTTTACCAGCCGTTAAATCATGTGTTTGTGCTGGTGTTTGTGATGCAGAAAACAAGTTACTAAATATTGGTTTTGTTGTTTGGTAAAGATCTTGTGCAGCATAAAACTTTTCTAATCCACTTGGCTTATAACCACCAGTTTCTGTAACTGTTGGTTGAACACCGCTTACACCAGTTGCTAGTAAACCAAGTTGTTGTCTTGGGTAATCTAATGCTCTTTGGAACTCGCCTCTTTGCGCTCCGATAGCTTGTTGCTGTAATGCTTGTTGTTGCTGTCCTATACCACCTAGTAAACCAAGACCTTGCAATTGTTGTCCTGCTAACCCACCAAGTAAACCAGCTTGTTGTTGTCTTGCTTGTAATTCAAGCTGTGGTGCAAACATTTGCATTTGTTGTTGTCTAGCCACATCACGCTCTGCTGCTTGTTGCGCTTGTTCAAAGCCTGACTGTCTTAAACTAGCAGATGTTCTAGCCATTTGCTCTGCGTAAGGTCTTTGTGATTCAGACTCTATTATTGCTGATCTTGAACCACCGAAAGCACCTGCCCTGATTGCTCTATCCTGCGCACCGCCACGCGCTATGTCAGCTTGTCGCTGTATGTCGCCCATTGCTAGGTCTATAACCTGTTGTTGATACGGAGATTGATAAGCGCCTATGTCTTGACCAAGCAAGGATGCGGCTTGACCAGCTTCAGGCCTTCTTTGTTGTGCTAATCCTTGTAAAGCTTTGGTTGGGTCATAACCCATACCAGATTCAAACAATCCTCTAGTTGCTTGAAACTGTCGTAATTGGTCTGGAGAAAAACCAGCAACCATTGGACCTGTATAAGGTACAAAAGGTTGTTGAGCAATTTGTTGAGACCTACGATATAAATCTTGTTGCATTGCTTGTGTTTGTGGGTCTACTTGTTGTGTAGTTGTTGTTTTTCCAGCAGATGAACCTCCGCCACCAGTTAAACTTTTAACTGCGCCTACAGCAGCTGCTGTTTGTCCTATTCCTGTTATGACTGGTAATGCTTGTGGCATATTATCTCCTATAAATCTTTACTTAATAACACTTCTTGTTTTATGCCTAAGTGTTTTGCTTTTCTAATCCAACCTTTTCTGCCGCCACCATATAATCTTTTAATGCCAGCTTCTTTTGCGTATGTTTCTATATGTTTAAACATTTCTTCAAATTCTTTAAAGTTTCCTGCAAATACCAATATGTTCATTGATAACATTTGCGGAAAAGGTATTATCTCTGTGACCATTGCTGATTTTTTACCTGGCCACAAAAGAGCTATACCATTTCTTATTTTATCTTCTATATCATCGATTGTATAGGTATCTTGGTATTTCATAGCTTTTTCAAGCCATGGTTTACATCTTTCCCATTCAATCTCCCAAGGTTCTCTTTGTTCCTTTGGGTGTAATTCAACTACTGTATTAGTCGCCTTTTGCATATTCTACGATGCTCATAATTACACTTAATTTGTTTGCATGAGAAGCTGTGCAATTTATAATTTCTCCTGCTGTTAATATTAA